AAGCAGCACATTGTTTGTATGCTAGTAGAATGGATATAGTGGGTGATAATTACTACATGGATACCAAATCACCAATAGAGCCAGAATTATTTATTATGAATGAATTAGAAACCTTTGACATTGACTATCAATGGCAATTTGAAATAGGGGAAGTTATGTATGGAAAAGATAACATTTTGTATACCAAGTAAAAATAATTTAAGATATCTAAAGACTTGTATACCATCTATACGAGAAAACGCTTATAGAGATGATCATGATATTTTTGTTTTTATAGACGCTGATGAGGATAACACTGTTGAGTGGTGTGCTGACAATCGTAAAAAATATGACTTCACATATGACATAAATCCAAAACTTGGAAAGGAGTTATATGGGATAGGTAAGGCTTATGATTTTTGTGTAGAGAACTCTAATACAGATATATTTATGATATTTCATGCGGATATGATGTTAGGAAAACATGCGGATTTGAAAGCTTATGAACATTTGAAAAAGAATACTGTGGTATGTTCGACTCGCATAGAACCACCAATTCATCCAAATGCCGGAGAAAAGATTTTGGAAGACTTTGGTATGTGGCCAGAAGATTTCAAACACAGTGAGTTCAATGAGTATGTGACTGCTAGGCTTGAAGATGATAAGGTAACTAATGGTATCTTTGCACCTTGGATGATGTATAAAGATGAATTCCTAAAGATAGGTGGTCATGATTATATGTTTCGTTCTGCGAGAGAGGACAGTGATGTGTTCAATAGGTTGTCTTTGGCTGGGTTTGAGTTTATACAACCTTGGAATAGTTTGGTTTACCATTTGACTGGTAGGGGTGGACAATTTCAACATGGAAAGGTGACACAAGAACATAATCAGAAGAGTGAAGAGTGGCAACAATTGATGAATAATTCAACTAGAGATTTCATTCGTAAGTGGGGTAGTCAAGTTCAACATACTGATTTGATGTTACCAATAGTTCAACCTAAATATGATATAGGTTTTGTTGCTTATAATTGTAATAAAGAGATGTTGAAGGTTTTAGAACCTTGGTGTAGTAAAATATATTTAGATTTTGGTTCGGATTATATGACGGAATATAAGAGAGAAGAACAACCAAATACAGACTTTGATTTGGATGAGAGAATATTTTTATATGGTCATAATAAGATATCAGATTTACATGATGTGTGTGTGGAATTTGATTGTAATAAATTTCAACAACATCATTTTAATGTTATTGCAAATTTATCATCAATACTAAAAGATTCTGGTGAGATAGGGGAGTTGGAGTTGGATATATTTAAATTTTACATCAATTCACTGAGGACATATGAAAAAGATTATATCGTTTATGACAAATAGGTTATATTTATAAGTGTAATAGGAGTTATATAATGGATAAATTAGGTTTATATATTAGTAATTTGATGACCACTGTTGTAGATAAAGAAGAAAAACATTTTGTTAGGAAATTAGCATTTGGTGAACTTCAAAAATTGAATGGTGATATCGGTGATTTTTTATTGAGGTGGAATGACGAATTTGACGAAGTACCTGACGAATTAAAAAAAGAAGAAAATGAAAAACAATTAATATTAGAGTTTGGAGAGAAAAATGAAAGAACAGATTGATAGAATAAGAAAAGTAATGGACATAATGTATGATAAATTGAACATTGATTTATACAAAGTAGAAAATGGCAATGTTTCAACTGTAAATGTCACAGAAAAGAATCGTGTTAATCCATTTGATATAGTTCAAGATAATGTCAGAGATGTTATCAATCAACTTAAAAAACTAGAGGAGTTATAAATGAGTACAAATGATCATGCTCAAGACCGATACGATCCGCCATCAATTGGTAGTGATTGGGAAGAAAGCTTTTTTTCAGAACTCAACAGAGGTGATGTATTTAGAGTTTTACAAAGCGCGGCGAGTAAACAATACAGAAAGGTAGATGAAGGCACTGCCTTTGATGTGAAGGAACAGATAGAGATAAAGTTAGAACCTCAAGAAAAGGTGTATGTCAAGTCGTAGTTTCGAAAAACCCGTTAGAATACCTGGAAAGAAATTATCTATAACTAAGAAAATGATTGAGGATGCTCAATCTCAAACAAAATCAAATTCTGCCGCTGCTAGATGGTTGGGTATAAACTATTTGACTTTCAGAAAATATGCTAGGATGTATGATTTGTGGGAAAATAATTTAAACCCACATGGATTTGGTATAAAGAAAGGTTATGGGAAATATAGAAAACCATTGGATCAGATACTTGCGAAAAAGGATAGGAAGAATAAGTTGAGTATGAAGTATTTAAAAAATAGATTAATTGGTGAAGGTTGGATTGAAGAAGAGTGTAGTTCTTGTTCTTATAATGAAGTAGTTTTGGGTAAAGATGAGGTATTATTGAGATTGGATTTTATTGATGGGCAAAGAGATAATTATGAGATGTCTAATTTGAGATTATTGTGCCCAAATTGTTTTTTATCATTTAACGGCTGGTTTCCATCAGCAGGGAATTTTTAATGAAGGGAAAAATGAAAGAAGATGTTTTTACATCTGATGGCGCACTTTACAAAGGTGATGTAGTTATAATAAATGTGTTAGATCAACTATCCAAGACTTATCAGGTTGAAACTAAAATTGGTAAACTTTTTACAATAAAACAAAATAAAGTTGAGTTATTAAAAAATGAAGAATGAAATAGGTATAGCGACAAAAGAGATAATGTCTCCAGATGGTGTGATACATAAAACACAAAGGGTTGAAATATTAGATGAAGCTGGTGGCGTTTATGTTGTTAAGGTACTGGAAACAAAGGAAGTTATAAAAAATGTACCCACCCATTGTATCAGAAAGTTAGATCCAAAAAATACTTGACAATCATAGATTTTCTATGTAAGTTAATACATGAAAAAGGTTATAAATTGTTTTAAAGAACACAATCCAGTTATCAATAAAAAACTGAGAGAGGTTTCAATTGAAGAAGGTGAACAAATTGCAACAGAATTATTCAGGATCCTCAACAAAAATAAAGATGGAATTGGTTTGGCTGCTAACCAAATTGGTATCGATGCTGCTGTTGCTGTTGTTAATGTACGCGAGCCGATAGTTTTAATAAATCCTAAAATCGTTGAGAAACACAATGAGATAGATTATTATGAAGGATGTTTATCTTATCCTGGTAAAGGAGTACACACCAAAAGATACGAAACAGTCCACATAAAAACCGCACAATCAGAAAGTGGTTGGATTTTTAGTGGTTGTGATGTTGGTGAAAGTGCAAAAGGTACTTGGGAAGCAGAAAAAGCAAAAGAACATGATAGGGAACAGAGATTGTTAGAATCAGTTTGTGTTCAACATGAGATTGATCATTTGAATGGTGTAGTATGTATGGATAGGAAAGTGGATACTACTATCAGAGTTGAAAAGAAAATAGGCAGGAATCAGAAGGTATTAATTGCTTGTGGTCCTGATTCAAAGGTTGTTAAATATAAAAAAGCAATACCCTTATTGGAAAGGGGTTGGGTTTTAGTGGAGTCATAATGAAAAAAATAAATATATCGTTAGTTCATCTTTTAATTGCAATTAGTACATTTCTTTTTTGTACAGCAAAACTGACTGGGCAAGAGAGACCAGAAATGATACCTTATATATTATCACCAAATGATTATCATCCAGATAGTAATTTAGAACTTGGTATTACTATAATTCATCCATATTCACTTAATTCAATACCTATAGATATACAAAGAGAAGAAACTTTAGAGATGATTTATGAAAGAATAGCTTTTGAAGTTGTAAATCCACAACATAAAAATGAAATTTTTTCTATAGATGGCAAATTATATCATTTAGTTAGAGTGCCATACACAGGAGCAAGTTGGGATTTTGATAGGGAATGGTTAAATTGAAGAAAGAGCGAGTTTATAAAACACCAATTGGACAGATACCAAAAATTGTAAATAACTTTGAACCTAAAACAGAAAATCAAAAGTTATTATATCAGAAACTTTGTAATTTTGATAACCAATTAATATTGTGTCATGGTATTGCTGGAACTGGTAAGACTTATGTATCAATTTATAAGGCATTGCAAGATGTACTTAGGAGAGGTACGGGTTATGACAAACTCATAATCATAAATCCTACGGTTGATGTTGGTAATGAAGATAAGTTAGGATACCTACCTGGTGAATTAGATAAGAAGATACAACAATACAACGAATCAACCTTTACCATATTGGATAAGATAATTGGTAAGGATAAAGCAGCTAAAATGGTACATGACAGTAAAATTGAAATAGGAGTATTGAATTTTCTCAGAGGTGTAAACTTAGAGAATTGTTATGTGATATTAGATGAGGCTCAAAATGTATCACCAATGCAGATAAAGACATTGATGACTAGATTATCAGAGAATTGTAAGATGATTATACAAGGTGATATGAGCCAATGTGATAAGTACAAAGCTAATGGAGTTGTCAATTATGAAAAGAGTGGATTCTATGATGTGTGGTTTAGATTAAAAGATGTGAAAGGTGTGGCCCATCATCAGTTTACGAGAGATGATTGTATCAGACATCCATTGGTTAAGAGAATATTAAAAACATATGAAGATGAACATGAGATAAATTTGGACTTGACTTAAATAAAATTATTGAGTATATTAAGAACAATGACTAGAATTAATATTGTACATCCATCTGAATTGACAGACCAACATTTAATTGCTGAGTATCGTGAGATATTTATGGTTGGTTCAGCATTACAACGGAGTCTCAAATCAAAGAGTTGGGATATTGATAGTATTCCAAAGCGATACACATTGAATACTGGTCATGTAAAGTTTTTTTATAATAAGGGTAAGTATTTGTCTAAGCGTTATAATGAATTGGTAAAGGAGATGAGGTTACGCGGGATGAAGCCGGATTCGGAAAGAGTATTTAAACGGGAACAATGGCCTGATGAATTGTGGAAAGATTGGATGCCAAAGGTTGAGGATTATAAAATTATTAGAAAAAGGATAGAAGAGAAAATCGCAATGAAACCTGATTGGTATAGAACAACCAATTATGTGGGAGCATAGATATGAAAACCGTAAGAAAAATAATAAAAGAAATGGTTGATAAATATCCAAATGATATGGAGTTGGGTGCTAGAGTTAGAAGATACATTCATTGGTTATATGAAGGTATTAAATCATATCAACATGAATATAAAGATGATGGGAAATGGAGTCCGTGATGAAAGAAGATTTAGTTAGAATAGTGGCTCGATTATATACATTGAAGGATGAGATAGAGGATAATAATACTCGTCAAAAATTGGAATTGGAAGAAACTATTGATGATTTGGAAAGAATGATACTTGATGATGGGCAAGAAAAAGATTTAGAAGAAATAGCTGAGAGAGCAAAGTGGGTATGTTCTATATGTGGTAAAAATACTTTTGATGTAGATTTTGATTACATCGGCTCTGCTTATAATCATTTGGGTTGTGAATTAGAGGTAGAATCGAATAATTCTGCTGGAATTAATCCTAATATAGCAGAAGATGTAGATGAATCAGATAAAGACAAACCTATGGTTTTTGATGATGAGGATGATGCTGAATTATATCCTTGGCATGGCAAACCACATGAGGAAGAAGGATGAGAGATTCTAAAGTAAAGGTAGATTGGCTTGGAGTGTTTGTCTGGTTAATTTTAATGCCAATTGGAACAGCATTAGGTTGGTATCTTTTATATAGATTAATAATGTGGGGTTTTTATGGCTAGAGATGTATTTGGAAATAGAAAAATAACTAAAGAAGATATGTATACCAAAAAAATGGTAACAGATTCCGATGTTAGGTTGGAATATTATAAAGGGTTTCTTTGGTTAGCTCTTGGTTATGGGTACTTCCATTTTGTAATAATGGGGTGGTCATGGTAATAAATGATAAGTTAGAATATAATACTGAATTGTTAATGATTACAATGGAAGAATGTGGAGAGTTGGTTGAAGCATGTTCTAAGGCTATAAGATGCGAAGATTATTATGATAATGAAAAACTCATAGAAGAAGTTGGTGATGTGCAAGTTATGATAAATATGTTGCTTGAAAAGGAATTGATTCATCCAAAAGATATCATGAAAAGGATGAAATATAAAAAAGAAAAGTTACAAAAGTATAGTAATTTGATATGACAAAAGAAATGATAATAAAAAGACTTCAGTGGGCTGTCAATGATAAAGATTGGGATGCTGTAAAACTTCTAATTGATGATCTGAAAGATGTCGAAGATAATTAACGAAATTAAGAAAACTACTCCAGAGATTGCGGAGAGTTGGGTTGATATGTACTATAAGGTTATAGAGAGTAAACTTTTTATTTTGTTTGTTATGGTGGTAAGTAATATATTATATTTATTATTGAATACAATTCATAAGTTAGTAAATTATATAAAGAGATGAGAAAGAAAAAGAAAAAAACACTTAGGATGTCCACACACCCAATTCCAATAAAGCAAATTATAAAAAGCAAACGGGATAAGTTAAAGTCTAGAAAAAATCTGAAACTTGATCTTCAGAGGATGATGGATAAAATAAATGATAAGTCTTATTGAGATGGGAATTGATATTTATTAGTGGAGATTAATATGGAAATTATAATTGACTATTTAGTAACAAAAGAGAAAACACATACCACCTACCTTTACCCAACCTGGGTAACTGACGCTTCATACAACTTAAAAGTAATCTACGGAGACTAATTATGGGACAAAGATCCTGGCCTGAAGAGAGGGCTGAAATTGCTATATGGCTGTCTGGTTTTTTGGGAACTTATAAAAAGTGGGTTGATAAGATTTTGGATAATGACGATCATGAAGTAACTAAAAATAAAATTATTGATTTGTTAAACGATTGGATTCATAAATTAGAAGAGGAGAGAACAAAGATAATGAGAATGACAGATACACCTCCAGAAGTTAGTCCAATGCAAGGTTATGACCAATTTGTAGAAGATGAAGATGAATAAAAAATATTCAGATGCAGGTAAGGGTGATAAATCAAGAGTAAAAATATCACCAAAAGAATGGGCAAAAAGGTGGGAAAAAATATTCAAAAAAGGTAAAAAAAAGACTTGACTTGTATTACATTTTATTGTTAGCTTTAGGTATGAAAAAAGGGGAAAAAACAATGAAAACATATAAGTTTAGGAAACTTGAAAATCCTATGGAAACCATCACTATAAATGGTGTAGAGGTTGTACCTGATGCTGTATATGATGTGGAAGAGGTAGTGAAGAAAAAAATGAAATCACTAAAAGAAAAGTTTCCAAATGCTATAGTGGTAGGTGGTAACTAATGGTAGTTTTTACAATGGTATTTTTATATTTTTATTTTTTGGCTGGATATTATGTAACTTTTAAAAGGGAGTTTTAAATGAATAGTTATAGGTTTATATTGTTTTTTCTATTAGGTTTTTTTGTTATGACACTGATAGGGTGTTCAGAAAATCCAATGGGTTCAGAAATGGAAATGGTTGAGGATTGTGATTGTGGGTTAGATATATCCAGCACATTACCATATAATGAAACAGATGAAAGCTATGAATTAGAATTTAATGCAGATTTAGCACAAACTTATACGAGATTGGATGCCTCAACTAATTGTGGATGGTCACAGAGATTAATGTGGGATTCAAATTATATGTATCAGATCGATAATGAGTGGGTTAGTTTAGTTAATCCATCATCTATGACAGATGAAGATGGGAATGCTCATGTTATGTTTGCAGTTTGGGAAAATTTTATAGGGTATAGAATTACAGTTATATGTGGTTACACAGATGATCATGGAGACCACTTTGTAGATTCATTACATGTGAGAGTAGTTGACAATGAATGATTAGGAGAAACATATGAAATGGGTATTGGTTAATAAAACAGATGAGGTAGTTAGTAGATGTGAAATTGCTAGCGGTGTTGGTATTTCTGGTGCTAAAACATATTTTATGGGTATCAAACAAATGGAAGAAAAAGAGTTTGATAAGTTATGGAAAGTAATGAGTGAACAACATTACGACACACAAAGAGAATTAGCTGATAGACAAGGTAAACAATATGAATGGTGGAAGGATGAGGAATCTTATTTGGATGTGGATGCACCAATAACTGAAAGTAAAAAATGACATACATTTTGTCAATTTGACATATATTTATATAAGGTATAGTTATTGTATATAATATACCGAGTGCTATCGCCACAGAGTGGGATGGTAATTAGTTAGACTAAAAAGTTAACACATAGGAGAAAAAAATGACTAAATTAGTTTTTAATACACGCAATTTCCCTTTTCCAGATAGGGATGATTTTTTAACCCCATTTGATAAAATGTTTGACACTATGGTGGAAACTCAATTTCCAGAAATCATAGACCAAGTAGGTGTCAAACCATATCAAGGTACAGCTTATCCAAAGGTAAATGTCTATGAATACGATGACAAAGTTGGTATTGTTGCCGAAATACCTGGTTTGGATAAGAAGCAACTCAATGTTGATGTTGAGGAAGGAGTCTTAACCATTTCAGGTGATAAACATGGAGTACCTGAAGAGAATGGTGCTAAAGTGCTTCGTAGAGAGTTAAAGGCCTCATCATTTAAACGATCTTTCACATTGGGTGAATTACTTGATGGTGAATCTATAAAAGCCAATTTTAAGGATGGTGTACTATCAATAGAAATTCCGAAAATGGAGCCCGCCAAGCCCCAAAAACATTCAGTCAAAATAAGTTAAGGATTGAGTGGTAAAAAAGATCATCAATGTAAATGATGTGAGTTATATGATACTCGGAAAGGTGTCGGTCAATACTGAATATTCCAATGAAGAGTTAAAGGCACAGTACTCATTGGCCGACACCATTTTAAGAAATGGTAATGAATTATATATTTGTATGAAAATAATAGATGCAGAGTATGAAATGATTTAATTGTCTTGACTTTTATAGTTATATATATCTATATTGGGTTAGGATTATGAAACATAAAGAAACAAATGAACAAAAAGAAAGGAGATTCGAAATGAATGGTGGTTACACTATAGATGGGGTAGCATATATGGATTGCAAAATAACAGGTGATCCTGTTGCTAATGTAAGTACAGATGCAGTATCCGTAATAGGTAGTAGGGCTCTTATGGCTAGACTACACAAAATGTTCCCCGAACAAAACAAACCTGTCAAAGTAAAAACAGGTCGACCTGCTGGTTGGCATTGGATGGCTGAGTTCGTTGATAAGGATGGAACAGTTTATCATAAAGGTAAAGAGGTGCCTGAATTAAAAGGTACATTATCACCTACAAAGGTAAAAGTTAAGAAAAAACCCAAAAGAAGAACCAAAACTCAAATACTTATAGATAGAGAGAAAGAAAAGAAAGCAGCTTTGAAAAAGGCTGTAAAGGAAAGGGAAGATTATTTAAATCATCGCCTTTAACGGAGAAATTATGTGGCAAAGAAACCAGCGTCATTTGAGTATAATGGCACACTTGTAAAAGTTTTAGATGGGGATACAATCGATTGTTATATTGATTTAGGTTTCGATTTAAAAATTAAAAAACGAATTAGATATATGGGTATTGATACTTGGGAAAGTAGAACTCGTGATAAAGAAGAGAAGGTGAAAGGACTTGCAGCTAAGGCTCGAAATAAAGAGTTATTGGAAGCTGGTGTATTTAAGATTGTATCTTATGGCACAGGTAAGTTCGGTAGAGTGTTGGGAGAAATATTTGTAGACCCATCAGTAGTTGGTCATGAGGTATCTGAAAATGTCGATAGAAATAAAGATGGATTGGTAAGTATAAATGACATTCTGATTGAAGAAGGTCACGCTTACGATTATCATGGTGGTAAGAAAAAAGATTTCAAAGCAGAAGCTAAGAAAGAAATTGAAGAAGAAAAAGCTGGTAAAGCTGGTGACTTAATTGATAAGCCGGCTGAAGAAAAGGCGTAATTATTAATTAACAACTATAATAGGAGAAATAAGTTGGGGGGTGGTGTAGGTCCACAAAAACCAGTTATAGTTGAGAAAAAAGTAATTCAGATTAAGGAAAAGATAATGAGTAGTGCAGAATTATTTGCTCAGATGAAAGAACAATGGGATGCTTTTGAAGCTGATCATCATAAGTTCGTAGAGAAAGGTAACAAAGCCGCTGGTGGAAGAGCTCGTAAAGCAGTTGGTGAGATTAAGAAACTTGTTACTGAGTATCGTAAAGCATCTGTAGCTGAATCAAAATAAAGTAAAAAAAAGCTTGACATTTTGAATAAATGTCTTTAAGTTAAATTATGGTTATATTTCAAATAAAAGGTTCTTAGTGGCGTTCAATGATTTTTTTGACGATCCGGATGAGTTTAATTACGATCGGGAGCGGGATAAGTTTATCGATAATATGAATATGTTGAAGGCTATGTCAGTTGAAGAGATTACTTTATATAAAAAGTGGCAGGAACTGAACAAAGATGCCTACAAAATGGTAAAGAAGGCAAATAAGTTTTTCAATGTCGGTTATATGTTGTGGACACCCACTGACATAAACAACAAACAACAAACTATAAAAGAGATAGAAGAGTTAGACCCTTATGTGGAATATATTGAGCAAGGGGATGCCAAAGCTACAGATACTTGGGTTTCAGTAAGGAAGTTGATTCATAGTATGGAGTTTACTGCTAATCCTGGTAGAAATCTAAAGTTCTTTATCAAAGATAGAAACACAGAGAAAGTATTAGGTGTGGTATGTTTGGGGTCTGATGTAGTTGCAATAGGTGTCAGAGATAAACATATTGGTTGGACAAAAGAAGATAAATTAACTGATGGTAAATTGAGACATACTTCTATTGCTACTACTATATGTTGTACACAACCTTTGGGATTTAATTTCTTAGGTGGTAAGTTGGTTGCAGCTATGACTACAAGTTCTGTTATAAGAAATAAATGGGAAGAACTTTATAATGAAACTTTAGTTGGTATTACCACTACTGCTCTTTATGGTGTACATTCAATGTATAATGGAATTCCACATTGGAAAACTCTTGGGGAATCTGCTGGTAGGATTGCATTGAAGCCAGATGATTCATTTTATGAGGTTTGGCATGATTGGATTAAAGAGAATAAGAGAGAAGAGTATTTAGAAAGAACCACACAAAAAGAGGGAGTTGCTGGTCCAAAGACTGGAGTGAAGAGTATTATCATTAATATGATATTTAAAGAGTTGGGTTTAAGAGCTTCAAATTATGATCATGGTTTCAAAAGAGGTGTTTACTATTCAGATATATATGAGAATGGTAGAGAGTTTCTAAAGGGTAACATCTATGAGGATGAACTTATTATGAAGAAGAAGTATGTTGATGATGTGGATTATATAAACAATTGGTGGAAACCAAAAGCTATCAGAAGATATAGTAAGTTATTTGATGAGGGTAGATTGAAACCTGAGAAGTTATTTTATGCTGATGTTGTTGGTAAGAGTTGGAATCAAACAAAGGCAAAGTATTTAAATGAGGTAGGTAGATGAAAATAAAAGTAGAAAAGAAATTAGTAAATGATGAAATCTTCAAAACAGAGGAATTGATTTTCACCATACCAAAAGCGATATATGATGAGTTGGATTGGGAAGAGGGTACATTGGTTGAATGGGATATCACTAAGCAAGAAAATGAGGATGTTGACAATAATAAGGTTAGGATTTTGCTTAGAAACATTGATGATAAGATTTTAGATTAAAAAAATTATACTCTATATTGGCAGAGTATATGTCAAAGGGATTAAGAATCATACCATTTATTGAAATGGTTTAAATGATTGTCCTACATAATAATAGCCAAACATAGGAAAATAAACAAATGAAGAGTTCACTTAAAGTGATAAACATAAAGGATATCGAAACGATATCAAAAACAATAAATTTAAACCCAGCCTATCAGCGAGATTACATCGCACATGAAAGGAAAGATTGGCAACAAAAACTCATTGGTAGTATTTTTAAGGGTAATCGTGTCATCCCTAATTTATACGCTAGAGTTGATAATCATGATATGGTTATGGATGGTGGAAATAGAATAAGCGCTTTACATTCCATAACAGAAATGATAGATGGACAACAGAGATTTAGAACCATTACGGATTTTCTTAATGACAAATTTAAATTGGGTACATGTGTTGTGGTGGACTATCAGATTGAAGATGAATGTGATCTTAGTGGTATGAATTGGTCTGATGTGAAGAATAATCACCCACACTTAGCAGAGAAGTTTCTCTCATCCGAATTAAGATTGGTATTGACTCATTCCCATAATGAAGCTGAGATAATGCAGATGTTTTGTGATTTAAATGACCTTAATGCTATGACAGAAGCTGAAAAGAGAAATGCGATAAATACCGCACCTGCTGCTTATGTTCGTGGAACTGCTAGATTAGATAATGAGTGGAAGGGTACGAAGTTTGAATTACATAATTTATTTAAGAGGGATAGTAAATCTCTTAAATCATTGTATACTTCATTGACATTTAAGAAGATGGCACAAGATGAGTTGTTAGCTAAGATTACTGCTATTGTTTTGGGTATAGGTAAAGAATCTGGTCTTTCAGCAAAAACTTTGAAAGATATGTATTTGAAACCTGAATATAGAAATCAATTTATCAGCACAAAAGTTGATAAAGTTTTAGATAAGTTATACACCATGTTGGAAAATAAGAAGTATAAGAAGAGTATAAACTTAGGTGTTATTTTAAATTTAACTCTCATAACAAATCATATATTAAATGATAAGTCATTGAGAGTCAAACATTGGAATAAGTTTGTTGATTGGTTTTTTGTTACACACAATAGATTATCAATGGTTAGTGATGAGCAGAAGAAGATGGGTATTGAGGAGACAGCTTATCACCAAAAGACACGATTAGGTTCTGATTCAAGGGGATTAGAGATTAGATTGCAATTTTTACTTAATGAGTTAGATAGTTGCGATGGTGTGATTGGTGTTGATCCATTGAGAGTTATTTCGGATAGAGATTTATTTAATTTATGGTTACAAAATGATGATGGTAAAGGTAATAAGGTTTGTGAGGATTGTGGATGTACACTTCGTTTCGGTGACGCAGTGAAAGGACATATAGATGCACATTCTGCTGGTGGTGCTACCACTGTAGAGAACACCAAAGTTATCTGTCGTGATTGTAATGTGCCAGAAGTAAAGTAGGAAGGAATATGATAAGAGATATAAATGATTACTTAGATGATAGGTATGAGCATGAACAATATGATTATAAGATATTGTTATATGGTAACTATACCTATCGTGATAACTTAGAGGCTGATAGTTTGGTTGAGGTGTTGAGACACACCATACCATATATGAGCAAACGATGGAAGATACATTTCACATTATTAATACCAGAGTTTGTTAAGTCTCTGAATTTCCCTAATGTAGAACAGAGGATGTACACACTTCCAACATACATCAATACGATGAGACAACATTTTGACACAAAACAATTTATGTCGCATGTGGATTGGAAGAGAAATGATTTTGACATAGTGTATTCACATTTGCCAGAACATACACTACAGATGGCTAATTGTCTGTATAACAATTCAAATCTTAAACCTAAATTTATTGGTTATTCACATTGGTTTGAGGTTCCTGAAAATGCACCATATGGTGATAGGGCTGGAGTTCATAAGGATTTTCCTGCTAGAGCTTTGTATGAAAGTGTGGCTGGATTGCTTATGATGGATGAGTGTGGAGTTAATAGCGATTGGTTAAAACAACTTACCATTAAGAACGCAGCTCTACATTGGAATGATAAGGTTATCAACAGATTGCATGAAATCATTCAACCTCATTATTTGGGTGTGGATAGGATTAATGTACGGGACAAATACAAAGATAAGACTGTGGTTTTCAATCATAGAGGTGCTGGATATACTGGATGGGAATGGTTCGTAAAGGTTGTTGATGAGATATGGGAACAAAGGCAGGACTTCAAAGTCTACACCACATTGACACAGGTTGATAGGCCTTGGAATGAGAGAGTTAGTATTGATACGAGAGATGACTATATGAATTTTCTATCCAATGTGAAGTTTGGAGTGGGAACATTTCAGAAGTATTCTGCTTGGAGTATTTCAACTACTGATGGTTTTTCTGTTGGTGTTCCATATCTACTACCTAACAAACTATGTTATCCTGAAATGACTAGTGTAGTTGATGATCCCTATCCATATTTATATGACGACAGAGAAGATTTTAAGAACAAATTTAATTCAATGTTGGATAATAAAATAGATTACGACACTACTACATTGGCTAAAAATATGATGTGGGAAGAGAGAATATCTAAATGGTTCAATGGTTGGGATACTGTCTTTGACTTTAAACCAGTACAAGAAACTGAAAGTGTTCTTAAAATAAAAGACTTTATAGAGAGGAAAAGATTTGTAACCAAAAAAGAACTTTTGGAATACCTTGGATGGGGAGTTCGAATAGGTTGGAATGGTTATAGACACGCTCTTAGGAAGTATGATGAGATTAAATTTACTAAACATGGTTATGAATGGAGAGACAAATGAATAACTTTATGAAAGCAATTGAGACACTAATGAATTGGATTGGTGTTGATAAGAGAAGTGGTGATGAGCGGAGAGTTAAAACTTCTAAAAGAAAAACTACAAAAAGAAAATATACCAGGAGAAAAAAATAATGATATTGGACAGTCTATTAGCGGGTGTGATGTTATTTAGTTCATTCGCAATTAGAACACCAAATGTTCAACCTAATCCTGATGACTACGAAGTTAGTATTGGTGTTAGTCACCCAGCATACTATTTCAATCGTCAGTGGGAAAGGGAACTTGGTAAACCTTATATTGATGATTTGATATGGGTTAAGATTGAGGATGGTATTTACTTCAAACCAGAGTATATGAATAAAGAAAGTCAAGGTGTCAAATATTTTAAACTTGACTGGAGACATAAATGGAAAGATTGGTCATATGGATTTACAAGTCGTAATGATGATGACAATGTATTCAGCAAAAACTTTGAAACATTTGCTTCAATTGGTATGAGTAAAAAGAAAAAATACTTTGATGATAAGATAGAAATTGAAGCAACATTTGATGGATATTTACCACCTGATGAAAATGGTGATACCCGTTTAGATAATTTTGAATTTGAAGATAAGTTCAAAGTTAGTTGGAAACTTACAGATAAGATTAGGTTGTATAATTTAGGTGAAGTATCCAAACTTCAAGGTAAAGAGTTTTATAAAGGTAAAATAGGAATAGAGGTTTCTTTATGATAAGAGAATTAACATCAGAAGATATTGTGGATAATTGGAAAGAGTTAATGCAAATTATAGATGATACTTTCGTAGATACAGACGATAACGAAAGACATACTAAATTGCGTGAAATGTATGATTATTTTGAGGAAAGGATGTCAATAGCTCCTGCGAGTGGTAGGGAGCACTACCATAATGCTTATGCTGGTGGATATGTGGATCATGTGTTGCATGTTATTAATTGTGCTAAACAAATCTATAAGTTGTGGGAAGATAATGGTGCTACAATAAACTTCACAGAAGAGGAATTAGTATTTGCGGCTATGCATCATGACTTAGGTAAGATTGGGGATTTGGCTGAGGATTATTATTCCATAAATGATTCGGAGTGGCATCGTAAGAATCAAGGTCTGATATACAAACATAATCCTAACTTACAGTATATGACTGTAACTGATAGAGCTATGTTTTTGTTACAACACTTTGGTATCAATATGTCAGAGAATGAGTACATTGGGTTAAAATTGACAGATGGACTTTATGAAGAGGCTAATAAAAGTTACTTCATAGGTTGGACACCTGAAAGGTCATTGAAAACCAATATTGCTTACATATTACATCAAGCTGATATGATGGCTACTCATATTGAATTTGATAGGTGGAAACGTGGTGCTTATGCCAATGAAATGAAAGAGAAACCAAAAGAGAAGAAAGCAGTATCGGAACAATCTAAGAAAGCTAACGATTTGTTCAAAGAACTATTTAATGATTGATAAAGAGTTAGAGAAAAGAAAACTGAATGCTGAGTATAAATATCTAAAGGCTGAATTGGAGTATCAACAGGCTATATTCGAACAAGCTCAAAAGGGCTTTGATGAATATTTCAGAGATAAGTTAGATATGATGAGAACTGGGAAGGCGGCTGAGGAGGCTAAAGCTGAAAAACCAAAAGTCGAAAGAAGAGAAGAAGTTGATGTCATATATAAGAAGTTAGCTCAAAAGGTTCATCCTGATAAGAAGACTGGAAGTCATAAGGATTTCCAAAAGTTAAAAGATGATGTTGACAGTTATGATTTGGATGGTTTGATTGATATGGCTCAAAAGTATGATGTAAACATTGAAGAAGAAATAGATGAGGTTTCTTATTTGAGTGTACAGATAGAGATGACCAAAAATAAGATTGATGTAATGATGAAATCCTTGGTATTACAGTGGCACAATACTCCTGAAGAGAACAAACCACAACTTGAACAAATGATAATGATGCAATTTGGAAAAGCTTAATTTTCTATATTTTCCAAGCAAGGAAATACAACGATACAGATATGATTTTATATTTATTTACAACTAATGGAACAATACAATGAATGGGCAAGATAAAAAAGATTTGAATGTGATAATAGAACGGATGGAACAGGCCGAACGTGATAGGATAAAGATGCATGAAGATATCAAATTTATCAAAGAGAATCTATTTAATCCACATGAAGGTTTGTGGGCTGAGACAAAGAAGAATACTCAATTTAGAGAAAATACTGCTAAGTGGAGAGGTATTTTAGGTACTGGTTTTATGGCTCTTATGATTGATAGAATATGGAGTTATTTCGGATCATAAAAAAGTTTTTTTAATTAAAATAAAGGTTACATATGGCATTTTTCAAAAAGAAAAAGAAAAAATCAATTTTAGAAGGTAGTAGGAGAAATCCTTGTAGGATATTTACAACTGAATACACATCAATTGGTCCGATAAGGAAAGAGACATTCGGCTTCATACAGGAAAGAGATATGAAGAATGAAATGTATTATATTATGTTAGGAAATGGTGGTGATGAAATGTGGTATGATTTTGCAGATGTGGAATTGGTAAAGGGGCATTGGACTAATAAACCGAGGAAGAAGCCAGAAGATGAAGAATAATTTTGATTTAAAGGATTTATTATCTTTTTTTTATTTACTGATAGTTTTAATAATTGTATTACTACTGAAGGGTTGTGCAAAAAATACAACACATAAGGGTGTACCAATAGCAAGAGTTCCCACAAAGATTACGAGTTATCCACTTATTGATTATAAGGGAGAGCAACATAAATACAGAGATAATTTTGATAGTTTTATATTCCCACAGCACAATCAGAAATTGACACAATATTGTGCTTTTCATTTCCATTGGGAAGATATCAAAGTAGTTTATAGGAAAGATGAGAATGGTGAATGGGGATACACTTACATAGTAAATAAAAATAAAAAGAGTTTTAAATAAAACTTGACTTGTATGTTATTTTATTGTTATTTTTAGTAAATGGATTAAAGGGGAAATAATGAGTAAAAATACAGTTATATTTGATTTGGATGGAACTCTTGCTAATATTGATGTTAGGAGAGATAAGTCTCTTAAACCTAATGGTAAGTTGGATTGGGAAATATTTGCCTCACCTACTTCTATTATGGATTGGGATACACCTAATGTACCAGTCATCAAGATGGCTCAACTATTTAAAAATGATGG